AGTGAGTGGACTGGATCGGACAGTGAGGGGCTGAGAGTTGCCCCAATTTTGCCCCAAAAAATAACGAGGACTGAGACATGACTGAAGCACAGCTAATCGCCAAACGCGCAGATCACAAAACGTCGCATATCTTGCATTTATTCCTGTCGGTTATCACCGCGGGCTTCTGGATTCCGGTGTGGATAATCGTCACGGTTAGCCACTCACTGGAGCGAAAGAAGATTGATAAGAAGTTGGGGCAGATAAAATGAGAGCCATGTATCATGCGACTGGCCAGAACGCTTGCAATGGGATTGCGTTTTATATTGTAGATGGTCACGTACCCGAGTTGGGCAAAGCAATGCGCGCCGAGGATTACATAACATTTGACGGCAGCCACCCAGAGCCAGGAACAAGGCCGACCTGTGAAAGCTGCGGCAAATGGTTTAACCCGCGCATTGATGACATAAGGGAATCGGATAAGAGGCCGGGGCAGAACGGCAAGGAGTAAAACCTACGGTTTCCAAAGGTGCTTATTCCCAGCCCGATAGCGGTCGATGACTTCCGAAATCGCACCCTTGCCCTCATCATGCTGGATCGCGTTAACACAGTGGTCAGACTCGTTAAACAGAACTTTGAACACGGCGTCAATGACACGGCTGAGAAAGGTATGCACCGGCTGGCCTTTCAGCTTCCCTTTGCCCATTCGTGAGCTGATGGTTTCGCCGGGGTCGCCGCCAATGACCGTATTCAAAAGCGTATCACCGGCAACCAGTAGGTTGAACACGTAAGCGCGGAGCAACAGCCAGGCAAGTTTCAGCCGGCGATAGATTCGGACATAAAAAAAGCGCCAAGCGGCGCTTCGGGTGATCGGGTTGCTCATGGTTCATGCCTCAATTGTAATGGCCAAACGGAACAGGTCGTCAACTTCCGAATCAGTCAGCGACAAAACCCCGGCAATAGCGGCCACCGTAGGGCTTTCGCGCCTGAACTCTTGAGCGTCAGCCCATACCATCTGAGTCATGGCGTCAGCGTCTTGTATGGCGCTCTCAGCCGTTGCGAGAAGTCCAGACTGTAGAAGTGCTGCGCGGGCTTGAAATCGGCTGACAGACTCAGGAACGGGTACGGGCTGCGGATCAGGCTCAACGTATGGCGCTGCTGTGGCCTGTGCGTCGGCAAAGAGTAGGCGTCCATGTTCCTCTGGGTCGTCAGGGGAGGCGGTGAAGGGTATGAAGCCATAGACAGGGTGATCTAACTCCATGTCTATGGAGCCGTTGGCGGTGAATGCCGGGCTTTTGTAATTGGTCATTATGAGATCCTTAGAAATGTACTTACATCACCAGAAGCGGCGGAGCCCATCAGTAGCCAAGTTCCGGGGAGCGTTCCGGTAGATCCTCCATCAGTAGCGGCATACGATAAAGATGAACCGGAGACAGTACTGCCGGGGGGTTTACCGCCGCCATTATTTTTGGCCATCACATAACTCCCAACAGCTCCCAAAGCGGCATCGGAAGTTCGAGCCAAAACCCAGTTGCGCTCAGTAGTGCCAGACTGAAACTTCTCTGCGCCTGTAGTTCCCGCCGCTAACCTGTCGCCGTTTATTGAGTTAGCGGTCATTGATGCGGTTGTTATTTTAGGAGCACCCGCCGCCCCCGCCGCTACTGCAATCGGATTATCCCGTAGCGCAATAAGATCCGCAGATCTTACCGGCTTGCCGGGCTCAAGAAACGTGTCGTCGATATTTGTCCAAGCCATAAATCACCTACTGTAAAAGGTAGCCGGGATCGCCGTTTGGCATCTCCCCGTCATCCGTTGAAAGGAAGCCGCCAGTGGCCCGTTCTATCTCACTTGCATCTGCATAATCCGGGGCATCGTTTGCCATGATGAAAGCAAAGCGGTCGCCCTTCAGGAACTCGAAAAACTGAGCCCGGTATTCAACAACTTCACCGGGAATGATTTCTTCTGCGCTGATAATCTGCCAGCGCTGTGAGCGAGCCCCGCCAGTGTCGTCAACGATCTGATCCACGGTGGCGTCGATAATGTCCGAAGTCCAAAGGGCGCGGTCTTTTGCGTCCAGCCTAAAGCCAAAGTATTCGGGCGTGTCACGGAATCGGGTCAGCAGTCGCGTGTTGGTTTGAATAGCCACGGCGTCGGTCTGAATCCACCGCGAATAAATCTTTTTGATTCGCTGTTCACCGTACTGCAAGCCTGATTCTGCGTCGGCGTCCACTCTGATTCTGATGCGCCTGTAGTTCTTTTCCTCGTCCAGCTTCTGCGTGGGGTCGCGCTGCTGAAAGAATACCCACACCTGGGACATGCGTTCTTTAGGGTTCTGCTTTAATTCAATGGTATTTTTAAGGATGTGGCTTGAGTCGTTGATGCTCGTTACCTGGTCGCCAAAAACAGCCCGCAAAGCGCGCAGCTTTATTTCCTGATCTCGCTCATCCCACCAGATATAAAAGAGCGCTTGCTCTGTGATCTCCCCCAGCAAATCCGTTACACCGGTAGGCTCGGTAATTAATGCAGTCAGCCGGAACTGCTCTAGCCACACGCTGGCCTCGTCATCCCAATCGGTGGACGGAATAAATCCAGCGGGGACTCCGCCGTAGTTTGTGAGCAGGTCAGAAGTTATGTTGTCGGCTCTGGCTTCGGTGTAGCGCAAACACCGCTGCACCCTATCGCCAGCATCGTGAGAGCCAGGCTTTGTTCCGTCTGTGGATCGCGTGATACCCGTCAACCTGATTTCCGAATCGCTCGTCGTGGTTACACCGGTATAGGTGAACACCTCTTCATTGACTCGCACGGTGCCGGGTGCCGGGTAATCGGTAGCGGTGGCCCTCGTTATTCTCAGCTCTGAGATGGTCGCGGCTTCGGCATAGCTGACAATGAGCTCGCCAGGGGATGCGGCCGGCGCTTGGGCCTTGTCATTGTCAGCCAGCTTCAACACGTCTTTGGCTTCAACGGTGACTTGGCCGCGGGAGTTTGGCCCATTGATACGGTCGATAAAGTAAGTGCGGCTGCGCATATCTTCCAGCGCCTGGCCAACGTATCCGTCCCTAACGCGAATCACGTATTGATTGTGATACGGGTTGCGGGCCAGCCACTTGTTCCAAAACGTGCCGCGATTTACGGGTATGTAACCGCGCTCAAGCCGGTACTTATCCACGAGCAGATCAGAGTACGGGTGATCCTGAAACGTCACTGTGAGCTTTGCACGGATGCCCAGCGGCCCTTTGCTGCTATCAGATCCCACCACGTTAATCTCGGTGGGCGATGTGCTGGCCGAGATCAGCGAAGGGATCAGATACAGGTCATCCGGCAGCCCTTGCTGCGGCTTTGCGAATCTCAGTGTCAGGGGCTCAGGGTCGTAATTGTCCAGATCCTGACAAGTGCGGGACGTGTTAAAACACTTGCGGTCGCCAGTATCGCCAAAGACCGCAGCACAAGGCGACTCCCCGTAAATCAGACTGCACAGCGGCTGCTCAATCTCAATGATTTGTAACGGCTCGCGGCCCACGGTTAGCTCATTCATGGGCGTAAGCGCTCACGCCAATGGATACGCTCATCAGGTCGCGCGGCCCTGAATTGGTTGGCGATATGTCGTCGCCAGTCCATCCCAGCACAGTCTCCTGCGGAAAGTCTTGCGGGTTCCAGGCAATGAAAAATGGCTTGGTTCGTGCGGCCATTACGAACGGATCAAAGTTTGCTCTATACCAGGCAGACTTCAGCCGCGGCCAGTCGTAACTGGTGGACAATCCACTGCGCACAATTGATCGCCCGAGCCACTGACCCTTTTCGGATTCAGTAGGTCGCACCGTGGTTGTGCGAGACAAGGTGATTGGCGTGTGGCCTGAGTATATCGGGCGCTCCATTGCCAGAATGGTGCCCGCGTAGGCCACACCGAGGCTCGGGATGATTCCGCTGCTTACGGTTATTCGGATGTATCTGATTGCCACTTCGTTAAACATTAGCAGGATGGCCGAGTTTTCCGCGGGGCTGTCAGTGGCAATCTCATTCCAGTCGGAGCCGTTCAGGCTTCGCTCAAACAGAAGCGTATTGCCAGACGATCCGAAGGTGTGAGCGCCAAGGCCAAGGTATGACAGCGGATTGCTTGCGCCAAGATCAATCGTGAGCGTTGCCGGCAAACTCCCTGGCCGCCATTTCTCCCACGTTGTTTGGCGCTTCACGGAGTCTGCCGGGAAACTTGCCGAGGATGAAGATGTCGTAACCGTTGACGCCGGCACTAGATTTTTATAACCGATGCAAGCGTGGGTAAGCGGGACGCCGTGGAGGGTCTCGGAGAAGTCCGAACTTAATACAACCGCCATTATGTGACCCTCATTCGCATACCGTCGTCTGACAGCTCGTTCATTTGATCCATCAGGCCCATCACGGTTGACCGGCTGAACACGTCGCCCACCAGTGTCACGTTGGCCACAGTCTGCGGCCTTTGCTGGCTTTGAACTGGCTGCGAGTTTGCGTTGATGGCCTCGGTATTGGACGCGCCAGAGCTGCCACCAGAAGCTGAGCCTGCGCCACCGCTGAATGATGTAGATTTGATGGCGCTGATTTGCGCAAAAGTTGCCGCGCCTGCTGCTGCACCGTATGCAGCGCCAAGAGGCGGCCCACCGATTGACGCGCCCACTTTGTAAGCGCCAACAATCGCGGCGTATCCGTCAACCAGCGCTCCGGCCAGTGCTGCCGCTTTGCCCACTTGGAACATCTTTTTTGATTCTGTGTTCATTAGAGTAGACATATTGCCCAGCGCCGAACTCATGGCCTGCTGTTTTGCTTTGGCTTCAGTTTCTGCCAGCTGAGTACGGGCATCAGACGCCTCTTTCTCAATGGCGGTAAGGTCTGCCTCCTGTCGCTCTTTGGAGCCTCTAGCAAGTGCCGCCCACTCTTCTCGGGTTATCAGCTGCTGCTCAAGTGCCAGGGCAAGGTCTTCATTCTCAATCGCGTATTTCTCAAGCGTCAATTCGCGCTCAGTCAGGTTTGCTTCGCGGATAACTTCCAGCTTTCGTGCCAACTCTTCGCGCTTACGCTCGGCCTCGTCTTCCGCTTTATCATCCTTCCGCCCCGGCCCACTTCCGCCGCCAAGATCCGGCTGGAGTAGATCACCAATGCCGGCCATCTCTTCGGCGGCAGCCACGGCGTTTGAGCGGGACTCGGCAATAAACTGTTCGAACTTCATGCCTGGGAGTGGTGCCAGCAGGGTGTCACGAATATCCTGCATCCCGATTTCTTGCGCCAGGCGAACAGTTTTCAATTCGCTCTCAATGCTTGCTCCAAAACCTGACAGGCTTACGGCGTCAATATCAATGCCCGGTATGTTGTTCATAGCATTAATGAGTTCGTTAATCGCCCGAACCGGTTTGTTAACGATGGCGTCAGCGGCTGTGAGCATCACGTCAACGAGGCCCAAGCCGAACAGGGCAACGCCTTTGCCTGCAACTTCAAACGTGCGTTTAATGCCCTCCACGGCATTCATCATAAACGCGGCAGATTTAATGCCCATGTTGAAGCCGTCACCGATGGCCTCGCCCATATCTACGCCATCGGTTCCAGCCTCAACCATCATCCGGCTTACGGCGTCCAGAATCGGCGCGAACTCAACAGCCATGCGCTGGGAGATGCCCTCGACCACCAGACCGATACGGGCAAAGGAATCATTGGCTGCTTCAACTTGTGCGGCGTCTACCGCGCTGAGCGAAAGTCCAAGCGCCTCAACTTCCGTCCTGGCCCCACGAATGGCGTCACCGCCTTGGAGCATCAGGTTAATCATTTCGCCGTTGCGTATACCCATCTGCCGCAGTTCGTCGCCGGCCTCTTGAGTGGACAGACCGAGCGTTTTCATTCGGTCTGCAATGGTGGCCAGCCGCTGATCTACGTCCATGTCGGACAGGTTTTCAGCGGATAGCCCGAGGCGCTGGAAAGACTCGTAAGCCGAGCCGCTTCCGCGCTGAGCCTCACCCAGCCGCGAGTTCAGCTTTTCCATTGCCCTGCCGAGTATTTCAGTACCGACTCCGGCATCATTGCCGGCAATCTGCAAACTGCGCAGACCGTCAATGGTGCCGCCAAGTTGCCTGGCCAGTTTCGCCTGAGAATCCACAGCTTCAAGTCCGCGCCGAGTTAGCTCGATACCGATAGCGGCGCCAGCTGCCGCAACCGCAGCGCCCATCACTGCCACTTTTTTGCCAACGTCAGCCGCTTCGGCGCCAAACTTCTTTGCCGTGCCACCTGCGCTGGCCATGCCTTGATTGAAATTAGTGGTGTCGCTGGATACGCGCACGGCCAAGCTGCCAATAGCCATGTTGGTTCCTTTTAATCGGGGGGGAATCCGGCCTTGACGCGGGCGCGGCGCAGTTCGTCTTTCATCTCCAAGGCTTCATCTTCGGTGATGCCGCCTGATTGCTTTTTCTGGTACTTGATTTGTTCGGCTTTGGCGTCTGCATACCAATAAAACTCGGTGGGGTGCATCGACCAGAACTCACGCGGGGATAAGCCCCAGCCAATGACAGCGGCCTGATAAGCCGTTTTTACGACTTGCCCGCGCTCGTCTTTTTTGACTTGGGCGAGTCCTCGCCTTTTGGGGGTTCAGGCTCTGGATCTGAGCGCACAGACTGAGGCAGCATCAACTCCAGAAGACTGGCCACCGCTTCGGATATTGCGGCCGCTGTTTTACCGTCAGCCCACATTCCCTTGTAGACCTCCGCCGAGCTTACCCGGCAGCCTGCAAATCGCAGAACAACCGAGTAAGCCGCAGACAGTTTAGCCAGGGGAATCTTGCCAGAAGACCGGCCCCGCTCAAGCTCCATGAATGTCAGGTGGTCTTCCACTGCGGCGAGCACTCGCATTATGTGGTCATCGCCTCGGATCGTGTAGGGTACGCCCTCCCACGACAGCTCAATGTCATCAAAGATTGCCATGGTTGGGCCTTATGGTGCGGTGTAGGTAACTTCGCCGGATGCGCGCATCTCGAAAGAGTAGGTGCTGACATCGTTGTAGGTGTCCTCCAGCGCGAAGGATGAAAGTCCAAAACTGCCAGAGACAATTCCGCCGTCTGGGTAAGTCAGGGTATAGGTTTCATTGCCGGTGGCCGCGTTCAGCGCTTCGCCTAAAATGGAATGATCTGCAATGACGCCCTCCACCGAGATGGACACGTCGATCTGGCCAGGCTCGTCAAGATGGGTAGCCCATGCGCCAGAGTCATCGTCAGATGAATCGACCAACTCACGGTTGATGCTCAACGATTTGGTGCGCACGTTGGCAATGGGGGTGGTGCCTTTTTTCAAAATGACCTTGCGGCCGAGATACTTAGCCATGATTTATGCCTCGTCGTTTAAATTGATAACCATGCCACCAGGAATATCCATGCGGGCACGTATTGGTTCCAGAGTTATGCCGCCGTCACGACTGCACACCAGTTCATTGCCTTCGGGGGTTACTGCAAGCGCTATCACTTCCACGCCGTCCTCGGTTAAACGGAATGCTTCAACCGAATCAATGACCACGCCCATTGCGTCCATGACAGCAAGGCCGTGGCCGTCCTGCTCCATATCAATCCATTCAGTTGCCATAGCCTGGCTCGTCAATTAGAACGCGGAAAGACGACACGCCATGATAAGTGTGGCCGTCAGGGTCAAGGGTTACTGGCTGCTCTTGGTCAAAGTCGCAGCCAATGAAATCATGGTCAGGCACGGTAAGCGCCGCCCGGTGTAGAGCCTGGTAGATTGCCGCCTGTATTCGCTTGGTTTCGCGCTTGCCGTCGTACCGGCTCCACACGTCGATGGTCACGCTAATATCACCACCGGATGATGTGTCAGTGGACATATCGAGGACGGAATCACCGCCGATGACGATGTAAGGGAATGCAGAATCGTTACCGGAGTCGCCGGCCTGCGTCACGTCGTCGTAAATGGCCGGCATTCCTGCGGCATTGATGCGACTCGCAAGCAGCGCCACAAGATCATTGCTGCCAGACAGCGCGGAATAAATAGCAATTTGAACGGCGTTCGCCATACCTTCAGCCATTGCGCTTTGCTCCTTGCTTTTTAGCCTCTCGCGCCAGAGCCTTTTCCAGCTTTTTGCCAAACTCGCGGGCGAAGATTGCCGGTAGCTGCGGCTCTACTGATGCAACGGTGGGCTGGATGAATGGCTGCGCTGAGTTCTTTTGGGTGCCGAACTCGATCATGTGCCAATAAAAGGCATCATTTTTAGAGCCCTTGCCGTGCTCAATGCGCACGTCTGATATCGCCACATCGCCCTGCATTTTCCGGCGCTTGGCCTTGATAGCCTTTCGCAGAGTGCCGTCGTCTTTCGGTGCTTTCTTGCGCATCTGTTTTGCGACTTCGGTGGCCACTCCCTGAACCGTTGCGCGGGCAAGGTTGCGGGCCTGCTTCGGCGCGAGATCCTTTGTCATCTTGCGGAACTCTTCAATGCCGGTGATTTCGAACTGCCGGTCGCGCTGAGTCATCAGGTAGCCACTCCCCGGCTGCACTCAAGGGGCAGGTAGGCAGATCGCTTTCCGCCGTCTTGAGCGAATGTGATATTCATAACGCGATTCATTCCCAGCCAGTTAACGCGCCAGGTTTCGTTCACGTCGCTGCGGTAGCGTATGATAACCAGATAACCGCCTTCAGCCTGGGTGCGATCGCCGTTCTGGCGCTCGGTGCCGCGCAGTGGGCGAACGTGCGCCCATACTTCGGTTTGGGTTTCCCAGACTTTGGTGAAGCCGCCCTGGCCGTCAGGGGTGCGGATCTCTTTTTGCAGCTCAATACGTTGATCTAGTTCGCCGGGTCGGAATTTCATTTGACCCAGCCTTTTCGATTAATCGAAACAAGCGATTGAACCGCCATCGGAAGCTGACTTACGGAAGTCCCGACAATGGCTATTCCGCGGTTCTCAAACCAATGGACTACAAGCATTCGAATTGCGCGATTGATCGACATAGGGATGTCGCTGTCGCTGTCTCCAAAGCCCGCTTTGTAAGTAATCGTGATGGCGTCAAGCTGATCGGTTAGGGCCGGCCATGCCTTGCCCGTTTTGGGCATAAGATAGGCCCAATCTTCCTCTCCGTAAAAATTAAAATCCGAGACAGTCGCAGTCTGCTCATTACCTGCGCCGTCAAAATAGGTTATAGAGTCAATGGATTGCGCCGGGGTTATGGGTAGCTCTATGCGCCCGAGCCTGTCGGCGCAAGGAACAGAAAGCTTCCATGTCTGGGTAATGAACGCCTTTCCAATGACGCCACTCGGCGCCTCCATAAAGTCAGTGGCAGCCATGATGAGTGATTCAATTAGCGCGTCTTCAATGTCCCGATCTTCGCGCAGGTCTGCTTTCGCTTGTGCCAGAGTCACCGGCAATACCGCAGGCTTCACTGTGCGTCGCAATATCTGATCGCGGTGGTCGAGGCTCATTGTTTATTCCTTTACAGCTTTTTGAGTGCTGGTTTTTTTGATGGCCGTTTCCTTTGTGGCGACTGATACCGCTTGAGATGCGGCAATCATTCGGCGGCCTTCATCCTCGCCAACTTCTATAATTTCGCCTGCACTGTGGGCCGTTCTGGCGCCAGCTCGGCTTACCGTTAGCTGAACTTTCATAGCAGAAACCTCAAATGAACAGGCGCCCCGTAGGGCGCCTTTTGTGACTTTCCGCCAGATTAGTTGGCAGCGTGTATCAAGTGCTTGACGGCTCCGGTATTAATCAACTCGGAGTCAAAGCGCTTGAAGCCAATCATGCCCACCTGGAACCTCTCGGCGTAACGCTCGCGCAGGGTCATCACTTCAAAGCCGCGAACTTTGCGAACCAAGAATTTTGACATATCACCGAAGATGATCGGCTTGGAGCTGGCCTCAGAATCTGCCATTGCCTGGTTGACGCTGTACGGCTTACCCTGGAAGGTGTCGGGCTCGCCAGATCGAACGTCGCCCATCTGCCACAAGTAGTTGCCATCGCCGTCCTTCAGCTTCCGAATAGCGGCCAGTGTGGTGTCGTTGAACATCCAGCGACAGCGCGGGGACTGGCGGTAGGCGGGATCAACAGAGTGAAAGAAATCAACCAGTTCATCAGCCGTAAAGGCTGTGGCTCCGGCAGTTGTGATCCCCACGCTGGACGCAGGGACGATGCCGTGCGGCTGGCCTGATCCTGTTCCAGTGGTGAGGATCTGGTTTGCAGTGCGTCCAAGGCGCTCACCGAATAGCTCTGTCATCAGCGCCTCAATGTTAAACGCAGAATCCTGAAGCAGCTCCAGCGGCACCTTTACCATGCCGGTGTCGTAGATGAATGCGTTGAACATCTTCTCACCGAATACAACATCATCGGTGCCGTCGTCATCAACCGCAGCGTTCTCGGCCTTGAGGCGTCCACGGCTAGCCGTGTCGTCAACAGTCGGATAAGGCAGTGGGTTGCCGGTAGCGGTGTTCAGCTCCTGCACAATACCGCCATCCCACATTGGCCCCCACAATGCCAGCGCCTTGTCGATGGTGCCGGCAAAGCCTTCAGGGACGGTGTAGCCACCAGCGGAATCGGTGCCGGTTGATTGTGCGCGGGCTTCCTGTGGCAAGTTAGCGCGGCCTGACATGAGAACGGTGCGCTCTTCACTGTCCAGGCTTGCAGCGCCA